ATGAGCGACAAAAAATTAAAATTGTCGAGTCTATTACAAACGCAGATTCTGTAGAAGAGGCGAAGGTTATTTACGAAACCCTTCAAAGCGCAGTGGGAAGTTCTAGAAATAGTAAATCTCCACAATCACTCCGCGAAGCAGTAGAGAAACCGTCACCAACGCTTCCCCGAAGAAGGGAGGCACTTAGTGCTCAAAACCCGCATTTTGATCGGATGAGAGCGCTAGCAGGCATTAAAGGAGGTAATAAATAATGTCCGTATTAAATAAATTAACTGAAGGTATTGTTGATAGAGACCTTTCAAAAGAAGGTGCTGCACTTTTAACAAAGTGGGAACGCACCGGACTTCTGGAAGGTTTAGACAATGACCAAACAAGAAACAGCATGGCTCGTCTTCTTGAAAATCAAGCCAAGGAGCTTCTTCGTGAGGTTTCGTCAATGGCTGGTGGTGATGTCGAGGGCTTCGCGGCTGTTGCATTTCCAATCGTTCGCCGTGTATTCGGCGGACTGATCGCTAACGATCTCGTCAGTGTTCAACCAATGAGTCTCCCAAGTGGGCTCATTTTCTTCCTTGACTTCACCACGTCGGATGACACAGGTGCTAGGGGTGGTTTAATCAACCCTGGTTCACTGTATGGTGGCGGAAAGGTCGGTGCCGAAATTACCGGTGGTGTTAGCTTATCGGCTCCAGACAATGAGAGAAGTTTTTATAACCTAAACAATGGTTATTCTTCTCCCACAGGATCCGTGTCTGCAAATATTATTCCTGTAATTTCAGGGTGTTTTGGTGCAAGCGGCATGGGTGATGGAGAACTCAAGCAAGCTAGGCTTTATTCTGCTGGACTGGCGGGCACTAACGCGGCTTGTATCGCAGCATCAGGCACACTGGAGCGGCTTTGCCGCTACGATCCAGATTTCACTTCTGGAACAACCAACGTGTATGTTGGTAAAATTCTGCTTAGCTCGTTAACACAGCTTAACCTAGATAACTTGGTTGGTGTCTCTGGTACCCTGGGTAACGCTGCTGATGGCCAAGCACGTCGTTTGACTGCTTTCTCTGGTTCTGACAGAGGATTGTGGCAACCGTCAGATGGTGATCCGACACATGTGTTGGTCTTCTTCCATTCTGATACTCGCACAATTGCGAACTTGTCAGCTTCTTATACCGATGGCGACGGTACTGGTGGTGACAACACCGTCACGGTTGAATATTCTATTGATGACGATTTCGTTGTCAGTAACGCAGTCGGCTCCGTTGTTGGTGATCCGCTCTGGGGACTTGAGGAAGCAACCAACGCAGTTGGAACAGAAGACGGGCTTATCCCCGAGATCGACATCAAGGTTGATTCTGTAAGTATCACCGCGATTACCAAGAAGCTCAAGGCCAAGTGGACACCTGAGTTGGGACAGGATCTTAATGCCTATCACAACTTGGATGCCGAGGTCGAGCTTACTTCAATTCTCTCTGAGCAAATTGCTCTAGAAATTGATCGTGAGATTCTTGAGGATCTAGTCAAGGGTGCAACCGCTGGTACATATTACTGGTCACGTCACGCTGGCAAGTTTGTTAACAGAACAGGCAACTCAGGTGGTCTGGAGATTGGTGCCACTACAGCAACTCCCGACTTCACGGGTACCGTTTCCGAATGGTATGAGACTCTTGTTGAAACAATCAATGATGTTTCGGCACAGATTCACCGTAAGACTCTAAGAGGTGGCGCTAACTTCATCGTCGTTGGACCTGAAGTTGCTAACGTCCTTGAGTTTACTGCGGGATTCCGTGCAAATGTCACTGGTGATGTTGACAGGGGTACCGTTGGTGCAGTCAAGACAGGTGCTCTTTCCAAGAAATGGGATGTCTATGTTGACCCCTACTTCCCACGGAACATTGTTCTCGTTGGTCGTAAGGGCGGATCTTTCTTGGAGAGTGGATACGTCTATGCTCCATATGTTCCGCTACAAGTCACGCCCACTATCTTCGGAACCGAAGACTTCGTGCCCCGCAAGGGAGTCATGACGCGCTACGGTAAGAAGATGGTTCGTCCTGACATGTATGGAGTAGTTGTCGTCGTAGACCTCGTTTAATAGAAACGAACAAGCGATAATATAAAAGATTGCCCTCGTCATTCAATTGGCGGGGGTTTTCTTTTATTGCTCAACTATTTAAGGTGAGGAGACTTATATTTAATGGCGATTCCCACTCTTACCCCAAAGAGCACCACTAGCGCGATTGTATTGCCCGCCACTGGAACAGCAGGTAGCGTGGCTGGCGAGTGCCCGTTTGGAATGTTCACAGGCTCTGTAGAGTTCCTATCAGGAGCCGCTGAGCAAGTTGCATACACATATAAAAAACTTGGTGGAGACATCTTAGATCTTGAGATCACCACAGGCAGCATCTATGCCGGATATGAAGAGGCAGTTTTAGAATATTCATATATTGTCAACATGCATCAGGCAAAAAATATATTACCTGATGTTTTGGGTATGACAACTGGAACCTTTGATCGACATGGCACAATAACATCAAGCCTTAGTAGCTCACACGTTGCTCTTAAATATCCCAAGTCTACATTTACATATTCTCAAAGAATATCGGAAGCATTTTCTACTGATGCTCGCGCCGGAGGCACTTCAAGAATATACTCGGCATCACTTCGAACAACTGGTGGTGTTTCAGACTATGATTTGCAAGAAGTATTAAATAGCGCAAGTGTGCATAATGTAGATGTCGCGACTAAAAACCCAGTTCCCTACGCTGGCTTTACAAGCGGTAGCAAAATAATCGTTGATAAAGTCTATTATAAAACACCGTCTTCTATGTGGAGATTTTTCGGATACTATGGCGGACTTAATACCGTTGGCAATTTAGCAAATTATGGACAATATGCAGACGATTCAACGTTTCAGCTAATTCCTGTTTGGCAAAATAAAGCACAAGCAATGGCGTTTGAGGATTCAATATATACAAGAAATTCACATTATTCTTTTGAATTAAATAATAATATGTTAAGGCTATTCCCCACCCCACCAAATACAAATTCAAGTCCATCTTATTTTTGGTTTAATTTTAGAATTGTAGAAGATTCGTGGACCGCATCCTCTGGCTCCCTCGTTGACGGAATCAACAATATGAACACAGTTCCTTTAGCAAACCTTCCTTATAAAAATATTAATTCAATTGGAAAACAGTGGATTCGTAGATTTGCGCTCTCGTTGGCAAAAGAAACATTAGGACATATTCGTTCCAAGTTCGCCACTGTGCCCATCCCAGGCGAATCAGTTACTCTTAACGGTCCAGCATTAATTGCCGAGGGAAGGGAAGATCAAGCCAATTTAAGAACAGAACTAAAAGAGACGTTAGACGAATTAACATATCACGCTTTAGCCGAGAAAGATGCTTCCATCGCAGACTCAGTTAACACAGTTAATCAAAATATACCAGCAGGCGTATTTGTTGGATAAGGAGGGAATAAATGGCTGACGATAAATGGTCCCAACCAACGCAACCACCTCCCCCATTATTTCTTGGCGAGAAGGAAAGAAACCTTGTTAAGCAGGTAAATGATGAACTTATTGAGCGCGTTATTGGTCAACAAATAGTATACTATCCAATAGATCAAAGCATCACAAACTATAATGATCTTTATGGCGAGGCGATAGAGAAATCTTTTCTTTCACCAGTCAGGGTTTATGCCCTTGTTGATTATGAAGGTACTGAGACAAAAGCAGATGAATCTGTTGGAATTGATAAAGCAAATACAATTACAATATATTTTCACAAACGAAGGTTAATAGAAGATCAAGACCTATATGTTAGAGAAGGCGATTTTGTATTATATGGTGATTACTTCTATGAAATAACAAGCCTTAACTGGGCAAGGCAGTTATTTGGACAGATTGATCACAAATTCGAAATCGTAGCGACTTGTTATTATTCAAGAGAGGGACTATTCGATGCCACCTGATAACCCAAAAACACCCGACTTGGCACCACTCCAAGAAATTCCCTTTATGCCCTCGACAATAGAGACGATTGATCGTGCTCTTTTTGACTATATTGATGATGAGTTAAATATATTTTGCACGACAAACAAGGGCTTTAAAAAAATACCTTTTATCTGGGTCGGAGCAGAACGAGCCTATCAAATTAAGTACAACAAAGATCTTAGAGATGCCAATGGTTGGCTAATATATCCCATTATGACTCTTGAAAGAATATCGGTTGACAAAGATATAGCTAAACGGGGTGCACTTTATGCGGCTATTCCAAATCGTCAAGATAATAAAGGCGGCACAATGACAATAGCCAGAGTTATTAAACAAGATAAAACGGCTAATTTTGCCAATGCCGATTCAAAGAAATTAATAGTTAATACAATTGGAACAGGGCAAAAGAACTTTCCGAGAAAGAATAAAAAAGTTGTTTATGAGACGATTACAATGCCGATCCCGATTTATGTAGAAGCCGGATATACCCTGACAATTAAATCTGAATATCAACAGCAAATCAATGAAGCTATAACCCCCTTTATGACTTCTACAGGTGGCCCAAATTATTTTAATGTTTTTAAAGACGGACATCAGTTCGAGACATTTATAGAGCCTAGCTATGAGTTAAGCAACAATGCCGCATCAATGAACGAAGACGCACGCGGCTATGAAACTCAAATTTCTCTTAAAGTCCGAGGATATATTATTGGCGGCGACAAGAATGAAGACAGACCCAAGATTGTTAGACGAGAAAATGCTGTAGAAGTTAAAATACCCCGTGAACATGTGGTCTTTGGTGATATCCCCGAACATTTACACACTAGCGGAAATGTGCCATTTTATCGAGAGTAGTTTTGACTTATTTAGGGCTTTCCTCTTTTGTTCAACTATTTATTAACGATAGTAAGAGCAGAAGAACTTCATTTTTAATATTTATTTGAAGCAGTACAAGGAGACACTTCATAATGGCTAAATCTTTCAAGTTTATTTCACCCGGCATCTTTATTAATGAGATAGACAATTCGGAATTACCAGCCCTCCCAGAAGAAATGGGACCAGTAATTATAGGGCGAACAGAACGCGGACCAGGAATGAGACCTGTTAAGGTTAACTCATTTTCCGAATTTGTTCAAATCTTCGGTAATCCAATTCCTGGTGGCCGAAGTGGTGATGTATGGCGTGATGGAAATTATCTTGCCCCTACTTATGCAGCATATGCAGCACAAGCGTATTTGAGAAATAGCAATGCCGTTACAATGGTTCGTCTCCTTGGCGCACAAAGCTCAAATGCAACTTCTGCTGGAAAAGCTGGTTGGGATACCGATGCAACCAACACTACGTCAAATGCGACCAATGGTGGAGCATATGGATTATTTGTTTGGCCATCGGGTAGTAGACCAGCGGCTGACCGCTATGAGATGACAGGAGCCCTCGCCGCTGTCTGGTATTTAAATGAAGGATCCATTGTGCTCTCGGGAACATTGAGAGATTGTGCCGTAGACGGTACCGGCGGAACTATTACGACTGGTAGTGCGGCGCTCATTAGATCATTATCTTCAAATACTCCGTCACCTACGACGGACGTTGCTGGCGCAGTGGCTAACGAATTTTATGCCATCATTACAGACGCAGACGGCAATATTAAAAAGCAAACAGCTTTTAACTTTACTCCATCATCTAATCGATATATTAGAAAGGTGTTCAACACCAATCCGACACTAACCACCGATGCAGTTACCAGCACTGCACAACGAAAGACTTATTGGCTGGGAGGTTCCTTCGAAAGACACCTTGCAAAATATGCCACTGGTTCTTCAGCGGGACAGGCTTGGGGTGCCATTCTCGGTATTGCAAGCGCATCGACTACCGCTGTGTATGCTTCGAACTTCCGCATGGGATTTCAAGCCGCTCAAACTCCGTGGCTTGTCTCACAGGATCTCCAAACATCTTATGCAGATTATGATATTACAGACACCAATCGAGTAAAGAAGTTATTCAAATTCCATACGCTTGATGGGTCTGGTGAAGACGAGATGAAAAAACTCAAGATATCTATTGCAGATATCAAAGTCTCGCCTAACGACGAGGATCCTTACGGATCTTTTAGCGTGGAGGTTAGAGATGCAAGGGATAACGATCTTGCCCCTGTGGTTGTAGAACGCTACAGTTCTGTTAATCTTAATCCCAATTCTTCCAAGTATATTGCAAGAGTAATCGGAGATCAGTATCTTACATGGGATGACGTAGAGAGACGACACAAGGTCTTCGGCAATTACCTAAATGCATCAAAGTATATTCGTGTTGAAGTAAATTCTGATGTTGATGCCGGTGCCACCGACGCACGATATCTACCATTCGGATCTTATGGACCATTACGACCAAATTCTTGGTCATACGTTAGTGCATCGTCCCCCACCAATCCTGATGCATCTGGTCAGAACAACTGGGTTTTTGGCGGCACAAAAATTGCAGGAACGCAACACGTCGTGGGTGCCGTTCAAGCATTTTTGAATGTGTCAGGCAACATAGGAGAGCACCTCGACGGGTGTGCCGCATCCTTGAAAGCGGTCTATCCAGCTATTCCATTGCGAGTAAGTGCTTCTGACGGTGGTGTGCCAAATCCCAAAGATGCCTATTTCGGAATAGACTCTACACAAGCCTCGAATAACAGATTCGAGGA